TTAGAATCATGGGTCGCTGGCGGAATTAAAACGGCAGGCTATGTTGGTGCAAGATTTCCCGCACAGGCCGCCATAGTTGCATCCACTGTCAGACCTGCTAGAGACCGTTTGCCAACAGTCGTAGTGGGTGGCAATAAAGGCCGAGCATCAGGCGGCGCAAATGCTGGCCAGTTGTTGTTTGGCAATGAGTTTGGTGGCGAGCGTAATGCCAAGGGCAGTTTGTCAGCCTTTCCAAATGGCGGTTTTAAGTTTCCAGAACGCTCACCGAGAGAAGGTCGTGGCAATGCAGGTTATTGGATCTTTCCAACTCTTAAAGCAATGCAACCTGAAATTAAAAGGCGATGGCAAGAGGCTTGCGTCAAAGTTTTGGACAACTGGGCAAGGACTAGCATCTAATGGCTGATACACGCACACTAAAACTGGCTTTACTGGCTGATGTAAATAAATTCCTAGGCGGCATGAATGAAGCCGAAATGGGCGCAAAAGGACTCAACAGCAAGATAGGCAAATACTCCAAGGCAATGGCTAAGTCTTTTGCACTGGCTGGAGTAGCGGCTGGCGCGTATGCAGTCAAAATTGGAGTGGATGGTGTTAGGGCAGCCGTTGAGGATGAAGCATCACAAAAGCAACTTGCCGAAGCCTTAAAGAATACGACTAATGCCACTGATGCACAGATTAAGTCCACCGAGGATTACATCACGAAGCAGCAGTTGGCTTTTGGTGTAGCAGATACAAAGTTGCGCCCGGCACTTGCAAACTTAGCCCGAGCCACTGGGGATGTTGGCAAGGCTCAACAACTTACCAACCTTTCATTAGACATTGCGGCGGCTACGGGCAAAGACCTTGAGACGGTATCGCTGACACTTTCCAAGGCTTACAACGGCAACATAGGTGCGCTGACTAAGTTAGGCATTCCACTTGATGATGCGATCAAAAAGTCTGGCGATTTTAACTTAGTTCAGGCTGAATTGGTGCGTTTATTTGGTGGCGCGGCTAAAGCCAATACCGAAACTTATGCAGGGCAGTTGGCAATCGTTACTGAGCGCGTAGGGGAACTTAAAGAATCTATTGGTGTGGGATTATTACCAATACTGAAAACATTGCTTGAAAATGTAAACATGGTAGCCAAGGCATTCTCAGGTGATGACCCACAAGGCCTAAGCACAAGGGCTAGAGAATTGGCTGGCACTTATGACGGGCAAGGCGGCGGCGCATACAACCTTGGCTTGGCCTTAAGCAACGTGGCTGAGGCTTTTAGTGAGATGTTTGCCGTAATAACTGACGATGAGCCTGGATCTACAAACGCATTGCAAACCTTTGCTAATGCACTAAACGCAGTAGCCGCAGGAATTGACAGAATTTCAGCCGCTTACACAGCAGCAAGAAATCTTGGCGGGCGAGTGTTAGATCTACTTATCATTAACCCGGGCGAGGGCCCAAAGTTTGCTGACAGTGCATTAGGCAAAAAATTAAACTACAAAAACCGAGCAGCAGGTGGCTCAGTAATGGGTGGACAGGCTTACAAAGTTGGCGAGTTTGGCCCTGAGATGTTTGTGCCAAGTGGCTCGGGATCAATTCGAGCAGGCGGCGGTGGCGGTGGCCAAACCATCATTAACCTAAACGGCATTATTGATGCCGAGTCAGCAAGGCGATCAATCGAAAAACTGTTACAAGACAGCGCAAGGCGAACTGGGCCTATTAACCTAGTTGGCGCGACATTGTGACAACTTACACGCCTTATCCGTCAGTATCTTTTAATGGCGTAACTTATGCCGATGAGACTTTAAGCAGTATCTCAATCTCAATGGGTCGCAGGGACATTATGGAACAGCCTCAGCCTGGCTACGCCAGCGTAAATTTAATTACCGATGCTGACACACCATTAGACATTGAATTGTCCTATCCAGTGCTAATCAAGATTAAAGACACAGCCGGGGTAGACCAAACAATCTTTGGCGGCACAGTTTCAGACATTGACATTGCCTTAAACCAATACGGATCAGTTGGATCAATTGCCCAATACTCCATCACAGTAGTTGGCGCGTTGGCACAACTTAATCGCCGCACTGCTGGCGGCATGAACTATGCAAAAGAATTTGACGGCACTCGAATTTTCAACATTCTTAGCGAGGTATTTTTAACAGCCTGGGATGACATTGGGCCCACTATTACTTGGGCCGAGTTGCCAGCAGTTGCAACGTGGGACTCATTTGATGGTGTGGCTGAGGCAGTAGTTGCCAACCTTGTCACTGACATAGATCAGCCTGGACAATTTGAACTGGAGGCTTACAACGATGGCGAAGCAAACGCACTCGAACTTGTACAGATCGCGGCTCAGTCTGGTCGAGGTGTCCTGTACGAGGGCCCAACAGGCGAACTCTTTTATGACGACTACCAAAGCCGCACACTTGAGACGGCCTTACCACTTACTGCCGATGACATTAATTCCAAAGGCTTGCGCACAGCCGCGCAATGGTCGGAGATCGTAAACGATGCCAGCGTGACTTATCGGGCAGGCACTGAGACTTTTAGTGATGGCACATCCATATTCTTGTATGGCCAGCAATCAGGCAGCCGGGCAACTGTCTTGCATAATGCCGCCGATGCCCTGCAACAGGCCGAGGACTTTGTGGCATCTCGGGCTTATCCAAGAATGTACCCAGAGACAATAAGCCTGCCATTGCACACACCAACAATGGGCAACGCCACCAGAGATGCGCTGATTGCGGCTCATGTGTCCACACTGATAACCACAGCAGCACTCCCAGCAGTCTTTGGCACAACATTCCAAGGCTATGTCGAGGGCATTAACTGGCAACTGACAAGATATACAGCAGACTTAACCTTGACTGTGTCCGAACAAACCGAAACCTACCCAAGTTTAATCTGGTTTCAAATACCAGTCACGACAACTTGGGCGGGTTATACTCCTAATACAGACAGATGGATGGATCTATAAATGGCAACCGTAACCCCAAATTATTCCTGGCCAGTTCCTACGAGCACAGACCTTGTAAAGGATGGCGCCACGGCCATCGAAGCCCTTGGCGATGCTATTGATGCAACAGTCTTTGGCCTGGGCTCATCAAGTTTAACTTTAATTAGTGCCACAACGGTAGGCAGCGCAGTCGCAAGCGTGACCGTTAGCAGCGCTTTTAGTAGCACATACGCAAATTACAAAATTATTTGGACAGGCGGATCTTCAAGTCTTGCTGACACAAATGTCAAAATGACTTTAGGCTCGACAAGCACTGCCTATTATTCAATTCGGTCAGGATACAGATACGCGGCTTCAGGCTTTGATTTCGTAGATGCAAATAATGGCAGTTTTTGGATACCAACTGGAACTATCGGCACAAACACTAATTTAAACATGGAACTTTTACAGCCAAACGCGGCCGCAATTACTATGTTTAGCAGCACATGGCAGTCTGGCACTGGTATTGCTTTTAGTGCTGGTTATCAAAATTCCAGCACACAATTCACAGCCTTTACTTTGACGGCAGATAGTGGAACTTTTACAGGCGGCACTATTCGTGTCTATGGCTATAAGAATTCTTAAGGAGTAAAGATGGCAACTACAACAGCAAAACCAAATATCCAAATTGATGACGTAATACGACCAATGACTACCGAGGAACACACAGCACACAAGGCCATGCAAGTTGAAGCGGCGGCGGCGCAAGCGCAAGCCGATGCAAAAGTAGCAGCGCGTGAAAGTGCATTGGCCAAACTTGCAGCCCTTGGTTTAACCGAAGCAGAAGTGGCCGCGCTATGAGTCAATTCTTAGCATGGTTTGCCAAATCACCATTGGCAGCCTTTTGTCGAGTCTTAGGGGCAGGCGTATTGGGCTGGGTTTTAATGAACTCGGGCGATCTAAACCTGCACCCGGCACTGGCATTGTCTTTGGCATCATCATTGCCAATACTTATTGCTTGGTTAAACCCAGCAGACACACGTTACGGCAAAAACGCTAACTAATGCCATCGCCAATTAAAGGCCAGTTACCTAGTACGCCATACAAGAAATTGGGCAAAAGGTGGTCAAAGGGTTATCACACTGGCATTGACTACGCAGTGCCAACAGGTACTGATGTGCTTGCAATTGCTGACGGCACTATTGTCAATGCAAATTGGGGTCGCAGTTATGGTGTGCAGTTAGTTTGCGCAATAGATGGCGGCTGGATTATCTATGCACACCTATCAGCCACACTTGTAAAGCCTGGCGCAAAAATTAAGGCTGGACAAGTTATTGCCAAGTCTGGCAATACTGGCAACTCAACTGGCCCACACTTACACGTTGAATTACGAAATCACATCCGATGGAGTGCAGGCAGTGACATGGATCTAAGCCCGTTGATTGGCCTTGCGCCAGTTAAGGTTGTGACAAAGGCAAAGGCCAAGATAGTTGCCCCAGTAATTAAGAAAAAGAAATGATCTTAATTGAAGCCGGGCAAATGGCCGCGTCAGTTATAGCAGTGGCTACATTGTTTGGAATGTTTATTAAGTGGGCAATAGTTAAGCCAATCAAGTTATACATAGACACTGCAACGGCTCAAATAGCCCCCGGGGCGAACGGTGGCCGATCCTTGAATGACCTAGTGGATAAAGTAGACGACCTCACGACCATGCTTGTGAGCCACGTTAGCCACCACGACACGCGCAAATAACCTATTGACAGCGTGTCCGCTTTTGTCCTACTCTGACCATAAGGAGATCACATGACGGAAAAGTATTTGACAGCCAAGCAAGTGGCACAACAGTTGCAGGTATCCGAGCGCACGCTACGCAGGTGGGAACAGACCGGCCAACTAAAGCCAAAGCGCATTGGCGGCGTTAAACGCTTTAAGGCCAGTGACTTAGAGAAATAACAAACAAAGGACAGGGCAAATGTTTTTTAACGGATTTACATTAATGCTATGCATTATCAGTTTTAGTATTGGTATGTGGACAGGGATTAGAGCCGAACAGGCACACCAGCAACAATTGCGTGACAGATGGCTTAATGGCGAGACCATTGAGGAACAGATGGCGCGTGAGGGCTGGTCGCTATGAGTTTTGATTTAGAGGGTTACACGACAGTACAAGAGCGACTAACAATGTTCTATGCAATGTACCCAACTGGCTCAATTCAATTTGAGTTTATGGGAGTACTGCCAGGCAATCCACAAATGATGTGGGGCATGGCTAAGGCCTATCGCACACCCGAGGACACGCGGCCGGGCATTGGCACAGCCGCCGAATTGTTTGAGGGCAAGACTCCATATTCAAAAGGCTCAGAGATTCAAAACCTTGAGACCAGTTGCTGGGGTCGCGCCGTTGGCTCATTAGGCATTGGACTATCTAAAGGCATTGCAAGCAAGCAAGAGGTACAAGCCGCTAAAGATCGTCAAGCACCAGGGCCAAAGATTGCGCCGTTAGAGGCAGACCCATGGGCTTTAGAGCCACAGGCAAGCGGCTCAATTGCGCCAGAATGTCAGCATGGACAAATGACACGCAAAACTGGTTTAAAGAAAAATGGCGATCCGTACGCTGGCTGGACTTGTGGTGTGGGTGGCAATGGTGACAAGTGTGCCGCGATTTGGGATCGCTCATGACACATCCATTGCATAGCGATCATTGCCACTGTGCATGCCCGTTATTGGCTGAGCGCGTAGTTGAGATAGTTGCATCTATGAAGTCAAACAATGGCACACATGGCTATTGGATAACTCTGCTAGAGAATGCGCTCAATGATTATGACGTGTGAGCATGGCGAGACCCGAGGTCGGGCATTCTGTGCAATGTGTCGTCACGCAAAACAACCCGCACTACCTTACGCTGGCACATCAGGCTGGTCAGGATCACAGACAAGTTATGAGCGAGTCAAAATTGTTGATGAATCGGGCGCGACTGCTAAGTATCAAAAGATGTTTTTGTCTGATTTGCGCAAGGCTGGCAATGACGGATTGACCTCAAGGGAGTGGGGTTTAATTCATAACCTTGAACATCAGACCTATTCATCAGTGCCATCAGTGTTGCATCTCGGTGGCTTTGTGGCTCGATTGACTCAGCGCCGGGGCAGACATCAGATCTATGTATTGCTGGAATGGGTAAACGGCCGCACGTTAGCGCCGCACAAGAGCAATCAAAAGAAAATTCTAAACTGCACTAATTGCGGTCACGACATGGAGATTAAATGACTGAGGCAAACATTATGCGCTGCACCTGTGGCGCGTGGTATTACATTGGCAAGCCCTGTGGCTTTTGTGAAAGGTGGCAACATCGTGGATGACACATCAGAACTATTAAGCGTTATTAAGAGCCTTACATCAGCAATGCAGGGAATGTTGCAGGGAATGCAGTACATACAAAATGCACTTGAAATAGTTGAGCAGAGAGTCCAGGTGCTTGAGAATGAGCAATGAGGTTTGGCAAAGCATTGAGCGCAAGATTCGAGGCCATCACGCGGCTGCACAATTCCTGCCCACATCATGCCCAGAGTGCGCCAACATACTTGAGCCGGTAGACCTAGGCGTGGACATTGATACTAATGAGCGACTATGGGTGACGCATTGTTGCGGCCACTGGGATAAGTACCTGGAAAAGTTAAGCGAGCAACAACTGCCATAAAAGAAGCGACACGCCAGATGCCAAGAAACATACTGACGTGTCGCCTTGACTGTGTTACAGTCTCAAGCACCCACGCTCAACTAAGTCAATAGTATAACTGACGGCCGACTAATCAATCGGCTAAACCTCCGTTTGATGGAGTATTACTGGCATGGAGATATACCATGCAAAACCCTACAAATACAACGCAGGGTGAGGCTGATGTGCAACTACCAAAACGAATTGCCTGGTAGCGACAGACCAATGCAGTGAGCCACATGGCGCAATTGTCGAAAGACCCATGACCAATACCGCTTCCACATACGGTGTGAATGGCTGCAACAATGCCATTCCCTGCCCACTAGCCAAACCGGTGTGAATCTGTCAATGCTTGCTTTAAACACTTACAATCGAATCATGGCCGAATATGTACAAGTTAGACATTCCGAGTTACTGGACTACATTGCACACGTTGAACACTTGACCAAAGACCACACAACATTGCAAGAACAAGTTAAGGATGCAAAAGATTTGGCAAGCATTATTGAGAAAACCTACAAGACAAGATTGGATCAGTTGATGGATTTAGTATTGGAACTGCACCCAGCAAATTACCAATACCAACGTGGATTGATACATGCTTACAACGTATTGGCTGGCCACCTTGAGTAGAGCGCATAGCCAAGGGACTACTACCCAGTGGCGCAATCTACGGGTTGCCTGCTTTCGGGTATGGGGTAGGGGATGCCTGATGTGTGGAGACCGAGCAACTGAGGTAGATCACATTATTGAACTAGCCAGGGGTGGGACTAACACAATTGACAACGTCCAACCACTGTGCAGACTGTGTCACAAGCACAAGACCTCACAGTTTAATAGCACACGTCAGAGCCTTTCACAGCCACGTCAAGGCGTTTTTTCTGGGCATGTGCCAC